ATATTCATATTGATCAAGTTCATCTTCATGTAAACATATAAGTTCAATAGTATCTTGTCCATTTTTTATAAAGGCAAATAAAATAATTTCTCCCGGTCTAATATTTCTCCCAGAAGTATATGTTTTAAGAGTTACTTTTTTAAGTGCTTCTTGGGTAACTATTTTATTCTCTGTAAGTTGTTGTGTAAAATACTCTCTCATCTTAATATAACAATTCGTGTTTAATAGTATCTTCTTTTACCTCATTACAGTTGATTAACTCATATTTTTCGCGTGGAGTCCACGTGTTAAATAATTTATCTATCGCGTTAATCGCTCTATTCCCCATAGCCTCTCCTGTAAATCCTGCTTCATTCAAAGCCCATTCTCTACCTTTCTCACCACACTCTTTTCTTTCTTCACGAGTAAAATTTGTATATAACTCAATCAAATGCTCAGTAGCATCCTCAGGTCGACATCTGTCATCAAAAATATAAGGTGTTTTAGGCGAACCTTGAATCGAGCGATTAGTTGGATAAACCGGAAACGCCCATTGACCATGTTTTGTATACTTACCAGTATGGTTAGAAGGAATCTCAGGTGTTGGATTATACCAATTACCATCTTCATCTTCAAAACGCATTTGATCTTGCATCCCGCCTGTTACATTTGCAATAATAACAGTTCCTGCTAAAATCGCTTCCGTTAACGATAGACCCCAACCTTCATTTGATGTTAATAAAATTTGAGCATCAGCAATGTTATACAATTGATTTAATTGTTGTGGTGTAAGTTTATTTATTGAAAAATAAATTGCATCTGGGTAATCTTGGAATAATATTTTTCTCACTGCTTCTAAATCAGTCCCATGATCACTTACTACTTCTGTATGAAGTACTAAAGCACATTTATCAGCTTTTTCTTTTGGTAAACGATCTAAAAAATAACGGAACGCAAGCATTGTATCCGGAATTTGTTTTCTACGAATGTTTCTTGAATTAAAAAACACTACAAAATCCTTCTCATCATTTCCAAACAAATTAGCTCTAAATTGCTCTAATTCTTTTAACTCATTTTCCTCTTTAATCGGATAAAAATGTTGCTCATTTAATCCATGAGGAACATACTCAATAACTTTACCTTCTGCTTTCTCACCTAAAACCAACTCATTAATAAGTTTCGTTTGTTTCGAAATGGCTAATAACGCATCACATGATTCGTAAAACGCTTTGTTATACAACGGCGCCGGATAATCATCCCAAATATTCAAATAAATAATTGGACATTGTTTTCTAATTTCATTTTCAATTGAAAACAACCACTCAAAATATCTTGGATCCGTAATCAACATAATAGCATCTGGTTTTTCCAGTTGCATCATATGTCTAATTAACTCAGGTGATCCATAACCATCAGTTGGATACATAAATACAGATGAATCTTCAATCCCGGCATTTGCATTAGTGTCTGCTGATAAATCAAGGTGTTTACCTTTTTCTGGGTGTTGAATTGCTCCTGCAATGTTTACCCAATTAAAATGATGACATGTGTTGATTACTAGTTCACGTGCTACTGTTGCTACACCTGAATGTACTCTAATGTCGTCACAAATTAATAGGATTTTCTTTCTTTGTTCTTTGGGTAGATAACTAAATTTTTCTTTCATATAACTTTTAAATTTTGTCCAATATAAAATTCTAATCCTCGGTCTCCAAGCTTAAGTCACTATGATTGTGAACTTTTTTTCTAAAGTCTTCATCTGTTAGATACAAATGGATAGCTCGCTCTGATAGTTTTTGAAATGAAAACTTGCGTTTAATACATTCAATTTTAAAATTTTCAAATAACTCGTTGTCTATTTTGACACTTGTTAATGTTTGGTTTTTTTCACTCATAATATTTAATTTAGTATTATCGTATATACGTATGTAGGGATTATGGGTAGGTCGCAGAGCAAAGATGAGTTTTAAAAAATGGGCACCATTTGCAATTATCATTTATTATTGGTTGGTGTTCTACTTTTTTATAACCATTCTCATCAAACGCGTCTTCTATAAATTTATTCATTGCTTCTGCTGCTTTCTTTATTTTGATTTTACCCGAGGCGGGTTTAAAGATTTGGATTCGTTTGATTACAAAATCTTCACTTTCATATAATTTTCTTTTTACAATAAAGAATTCTACACTAATGTTTTCTTCGGGGAATTTAAAGTATTGGGAGAAATATTTTTTATAAAATATAAGTTGGAATTGTTTGATTTCGTCTTTCTTTTGTTTATCATTCCACCCTCTAGTAGATGTTTTTAAATCTAAGATTTTAATCGTGTTTGTAGGTTCATGGTACATTACTATATCTAAGTACCCTTGATAAACTACATTTTGTAATTCAGAATGTGGAGAAAGTACAATAGGTACTTCTACTCCTACTAAATACCAACCTCGTTTAGAAAAATGTTTTGTTTTATTCTTTGCAAAATCTCTTATGATTTCAATCCCATCATCATAAAATTCTCTTAACTCATCAGGTGAACTAAAATGCTGTTTATTATTAGCAGCATATTGTTTAGTGTATTCTCCTCGTAATACGTCTTCAAACATTTCAGATGTATTGATTTGATCTGCTTTAGTTCCACTTTGCTCATACATTACAGTTAAATAATGTTGTATTACTTCATGGAGTGCGGTTCCAAATACTGTATGGATAGTTGATGTGAATTGTTTATGTCCTTCAATATATTGTAGAGACCATTTTTTAGGACATTCACTATACATTGAGAATTGAGAATATGAAACCGATTTTTCACTTGCCCAATCTATGTCACGTTTAATTTTATTGCGAATATCTTTCACAATTTGAGGAATAACCTTTTTCTTTGCCATAACCTTAATATACGAAAATTTTATTGATTTTCCAAGGAAAAAGAAACCCCCACGATAGCGACGTTGGGGGTTTCGCCGTTACAGTTTTGTAACGGTCCTAAATATCCTTAAATGTTTTGAAGCATTTGTTCTAACTTCATTGCCTCTTCTTGAGAAAGACCAGGGTAAGCAGACATTAGATCTTCTACGTCATACTCACGTCTATCATCTAATAAATCTTCATCTTTAAACATTTGAAATAATTCTTCAGCGGTTTCAGCTTCACCTGGTTCAGCATAGTCGTTTGGGTCGATTGGTTCTTGGTAGCCAAAATAATCTTCAGGGTCACCTTCCATTTCTTTTAATTTAACAGCGTATTGGCTTTCAGTAATTACACCTGCCAACATTTGCATTCTAAGAGTTTCTTTATCCATTTTAATTTATTTTATGATTCCTGCTCGAACTAACATTATTCTACGCTCAGCTATTTCTTCTTGTGAACCTCCAACAACCATATTATAGTCAGCCATTGTTAAAGTTTTGCCTGTTTCAGATAATGAAATTGCTTTTTCAGCTACATCATGCAGATCTAGGTCTCCTTGAGCATCCTCTCTAGCATATTCTAGAAGACGGATAAACAATGGAACGTCTAATTTGATTATGTCTTTTGGGTTCATTATTTTTATCTTAATTTGCTTAAGAAAGCTTGTAATTTCTCTGGGTCGCTAGTGAAGTATTTTTCTCCGCCTTCTCCTTTAAGTCTGCTTTTAATAGACATAGCAATATTCTTTGGGCCTTCAGGTGAAAGTAAATACTCACCAAATTCAATCATTTCATCATTTCCTTTTTGGGAGAATTCAAATGTTTGGAGTATTTTATCTACAGTAGTTCCTACGGTATTTTCATCTAACGGAGTCTTTTCTAATGCTATTTCTTCTAAATCTTTTTCATCTTCCATTTCTTCATTTAATGAAGTACCTTTTGTAAAATGCTCAAATGCCATTTCGTAATCTGTTTTTTCACGTTCTAGGAATGGGTTATTAATAGCACCTATACCAACAAAATTTTCGTTAAGTGATTTTTTAGATTCTTCTAATTTTGTTTTATATTCGCTTTCTGTGATGATACCTGAAAGCATTTGCATGCGTAGTTGTTCGTTTGTCATTTTAGTATTTTATTATAAATTTACATATTTGTAGACATGTCTACTAATTCATTCCATTCATCAATCTGTCCAAGAAGATTAAGGGCTTCTTGCCCACCTTCCATATTTAAAAGTTCATTGATGACTGCTTGTATATTCATTGCTATTGTAAATTCATCTTCTTTTAAGAGTTTACCTTCAGCTAAATATTTTTTCAAATCAAAATTATCCATTTTTAGTATTTTATTATAAATATTATATTCCTTTTGTCTCTACGATTTTCTTCAATTTTTCCAAATATAATATAGCATCCATATGTTCTTGTTTAGCATGTTCAATCCATTCTAAAACACTTAAATCTTCACGATCTAGATCTACTCCATATTTTGTTTTACCAAATGATGCTCTTTCAACAAATTGGTCAATAATTGAGTCAACAACTGAATCGGTTGTTTGGATATGTCTATATTCTGTTAGTACAGTTCTTTGGGCATTATCATGTTCCATCATTTTAATAACTTTTTAATTTCTTTATCTTCTAATCCCATATCATATAACACTCTTCTTGTACCCACTTCCCTTAAAATGTCAATATATTCTTCGGCTTCACCTAAACTACATTCAAAATGTTTTGCTACATATTCTATTAAAGTGGCTGGTTTTTTCTGGTTTTTTGTCTTGATGTATTTCAAGAAGGTTTTAGCTTTAGGGATCATTTCTCGGTAAATTTGATACAGTTGTTGTTTATTATCATACGGGATTGTTTGAACATAATTTACAAGATCAATGTAACGTATATCCATCGATACGTATCTGTTTATCATGTAAGAGTTCCATTTATCCCACGATTCTTCCGAGATTTCTTCAATAGGGGTTTTATGGAAGGTGATTTCGTTTAACCACCCCCATAAATCCTTTATTTGTTTTTTATTCACAGAGCAATATCTTTATATTCTTCTCTTAATTCCGGTGGAAGCGAGTCGATCAAGATTTTCTTTGTTTCCAAATCATAAAATACAGGGATTGGAATCATAGCATCTTCTTCAGCCCCAACTAGAAACTTAGAAATTTTACGAATTAGGACTGCTTGTCCAAACAAATGATTTCCATCAAATCCTACAACCGGAGTTGTTTGAGTGAAATCGATACTTAATTGTGGTTTTTCCATTGTTTATTTATTATTTATTTGTTTTCTCTTTTTTATATTCTATAAAATCATGTATAAATCCTGCTGCAACTATTAAATTCATCCCAATCGAGGCTAATATTTCATATATATCTTCATACACATTTGTACTTAGGTGGATATGTCCTACCATCCAAAATGGTATAGATAAATTCTGTGATACCCAAGATAATGTGTACTTTAAGAAATATTTCATATTGCATCTATAATCTTTGCTATTGCAGACATTATATTAATTTCTTTATCAATTCTAAAATTTGCTTGGTATAAATGTTCGTTTAATATGATTGCAATTATACCTTCTTTTCCAGGTGCATATTTTGAACTATGTTCAAATAATGAGCGATACAATTCTTCAAAATCTTTTGTATTTGAGTCTGCTATAATTTGTCGGATAGTAAGCCATTTCTTATTACCCATCAACTCTTTTAATACCTCTTTAACATAATTATTTGATACTAAAACTGTTTTATCTAGTTGAACATAATCATCTTTTACAGACATTTGAATCACATTCAACATTTTCCTCATGTCGGGATAGTGTTGTACAATTAATGTTTTAATATCTTCAGGTGTGTAAGATAATTCTAGTTGATTTGTTAAAATCCAAGTTAAATGATGATATACATCTGTTTTAGTTGGAGGAACAATTTTAAGCACCTGGCATCTAGATTGTAGAGGGTCAATAATTCGCTCTATGAAGTTACAAGTTAAAATAAAGCGTGTTGAGCGAGAAAATGTTTCAATTACGTTTCGCAGAGCTGCTTGTCCTTGAATTGTGATAAAGTCTGCTTCATCTAATACTACTACTTTGATACCTTTCCAAGACGCAGCACTTGCAAATCCCTTTACTTTATCTCTAATAGTATCGATTCCGTTTTCATCAGATGCGTTTATATAAAGATAATCACAGTCTAAATTTTTAACGATGATTTTTGCTAATGTAGTTTTACCTGTACCTGCGGGACCATAAAAGATAAAATTTTGAATATCACCCTGATCAAGGTATTTTTGAATTGTGTCTTTAACGTTTTCGTTTCCAACATAATGTTTAAGTTCAGTAGGGCGAAAACGCTCTACATATAACGTATTTTCTTTCATAACCTTAATATAAGAAAAAAGCTTGTCATAGACAAGCTTCTTAATTTATTTTATAATTCCTGCTAACCTAAGCATTTTCTTTCTTTCGAATTCTATTTCATTTAACTCTTCTTCACTTTGGCCTTTATTCTTATCTTTAGGTTTAGGTCTATTTTTAAGATAATTAGCAATATTTGCCTTTTGAGTTAAAGTTATACCTGTTATAGATAATGAAAAACCATCTTCACCTTCTTTAATTTTATATCCAGCAGATGGTATTACAAATTTATCTTGAAGTTCTCTTCTTAATATTGCTGCTGCGGCTTTAGACTCAACAGGTACTTGCAATTGGGTGGTTTTAGAAATACTTGATACTTCGCCTGTATCTTTTTCTAATTGCGGTTTAGCATCTGTTATACCTGCATTGTCCATTACAGTTTTAATGATGTTCATTACAGCATTACCCCCAGCCATGTTTTCATTTTTATCTTTAGGGAAGATTAAAGCACCATTATCTTCATACCAATATAAAATATCAGCATTACCTGCCATAGATGCTATCAAAGCATCAAGTTTATCTTTAGTATAAGGAGAAATAAAATATACTCGTGGGTCTCTAATTTCTTCTGGTAATTCATTGAATGATGAGTTTTCTAGTCCGGTAATGTCTACTTCTGGGTGTCTAGATTTAATATCTTCAAGTTTGAATTTTCTCCAAGCTGCATCTGCTGCGTCCCAAATTTCTCTTGTAACTTTATTTTTAGCTTTAGGGCCCATACCGCTAGGACCAAAATACGCATCTTTTATTTTTCTAACATCAGAACTAGTATTTTGTTTATTAGAGGCATATTTACCATAGTTGCGTATATCATTTAGGGCAGCTTCTACATCTGCTATTGGTGTTGTTTTAGGTCTTAAAACAATCTCTCTAGCTTCTTTATAATCAGAAGAACCACTTTGGTCATCAATTTCGTATAGTATATCTGTTAACTTCATGTTTATACATATTAATAATCCCCATAGATATTAAAACGTTTAGGAGGCTCAGGGCGCACTTCTTCAACTTCTTTTTTAATAGCAAACAATTTAGAATTTAAAGGTTCAAGTCTAAAATGACATGGTTCCCCAGCTACTTGAAAATATGCTTCTAAAGTATCTGTTAAAGACTCATATACTGTTTTATCTTTAAACTCAGAAACAAGTCTCCACCTGTCACCAGGTGGAACTCGTTCTGCGATTAGATGGTTATATTCTATCTCTTGTGTTTCCATATTACATCATTCCCGCCATCATAGATGGATCAAACGTATTTTCTTTTTTATCTTCTGGTTTGTCAAATACAACACACTCAGTTAATAAAATAGTACCTGCAATTGATGATGCGTTTGAAAGTGCTTGTCTAGTTACTTTATGTGGATCTAAGATACCTGCTTCTTTCATATTAACTACTTCACAAGTTTTGATGTTATATCCTGCCCACTCACTATCTGCAATTTTCAAGTCATGTTGAGCAATCATACGAGCATCTGCTTCTGAGTAACCAGCGTTTGCTAGAATTTGTTCGAATGGTTTTCCACAAGCATTATATACTACTTTATATCCAAATTTAAAGTCTTCAGACGCATCTTTATTTTCAACATCTTTAAGTGACTCACGAGCGTTTAATAAAGCAATACCTCCACCAGGTACAATACCATCTATAAGTGCTGCTTTAGTTGCTTGAAGAGCATCATCAACTCGATCTTTTTTCTCTTTCATTTCGGTTTCTGTGTTTCCACCTACATGAACGATTGCTACTCCACCTACAAATTTAGATAAACGTTCTTGCAATTTTTCCATTTCAAATGGTGTTTCTGCTTTATCGATCTGAGCTTCTAGGTCTTCAACTCGTTGTTCAATTTTTTCTTCATTTCCTTTACCATCGATAATTGTTGTTTTATCTTTAGTAATAGTAACTGTACGTGCTTGTCCAAACCAATCCCATTGAAATTTTTCTAATTTCATTCCTTTGTCTTTGTCAAATACAGTTCCACCTGTTAAGATTGCGATGTCTTCTAGAAGTAATTTTCTACGATCACCAAACTCAGGAGCGCGAACAGCTGCTACTTTTAATGTACCTCTCATTTTATTTACAACTAATGTTGAAAGTGCTTCACCATCAATATCTTCACAGATAATTAAAAGTGATTTATTTGCTTGAGATACACCCTCTAAAATAGGCAATAAATCTTTTACAGCTGAGAATCTATAGTCTGCAATAAACACATATACATCATTTAAAACTGTAGACATGTTTGCGTTGTTAGTAACAAAATACGGTGATTTATAACCACGGTCAAATTGCATACCTTCTACTGTTTCTAGATATGTTTCACCTGTTCTTGATTCTTCAATATAAACTACACCCTCACGACCTACTTTACTCATCGCTGTTGAGATAAGTTTTCCTACTTCAGGATCGTTATTTGCAGAAATTGTTGCGATTTGTTCTAATTGTTCTTCAGATGAAATTTTTTCGTGTGTTTTTTTCAACCCCATGAGAACAACTTCTACTGCCGAATCAATTCCGCGTTTAATTTCAACTGCATTTGCTCCATCATTTAAACGGTTCAAACCTTGCTTAACAATCTCACGTGCTAATAGAGTTGAGGTAGTTGTTCCATCTCCTGCGTTATCTGCGGTTTTGATTGAGGCTTGCTTAATCATATTAATTCCAAGATCTTCAATTGGATCTTCGAGTGAATTAATTTCTTTTGCGACAGTTACACCATCTTTTGTACTATAAACTTGACCATCTTTTGTATAAACAACATTACGTCCGTTTGGGCCTAATGTTGAAACAACAGCATCTGCTAGTTTATCAATACCTTTTACTAATTTTTTACGAGCTTCTGCTCCAAATTCAATTTGTTTACTCATTTTACTCTTCTATTACTTTTGCTAAAACTTGTTTTTCATTCCCGATGAAGTATTCTACACCTTCATGTTCTACTTTTGTGAATCCCATTGTAGGTAATACTACCATGTCACCTTCTTTAATTACGGTTCCAATAAATTCTCCAGCTACAGTATATGTGCCAGGACCAATCGCGATTACTACTCCGTGAACATTTCTATCTTTACCCATATCAGGTACGATAATAGAACCATATTGTGTTTCTTCAACTTCAACTGGTTTAACGATAACTGCATCAAACAGTGCTTCTAATTTACTCATATTTCGACTTTATTTAACATTGATTCTATTCCTTCTTTGACTGTATTCCAAGTGTTGATGTACTCTTTAATGGAATGGTATTCATTTTGATTTTGATAAAACTTTTCTTTTGCAATACGATTTAAAGCATTTTTAAAACTTGTGTAATACCCAAGAGTAATTTCCCTTTCTTTACCAGATGCTTCAGCTCCTCTAAATCCTTTCTCAGCGATTTTCATTTCCATCACTGTAAAGTTAGATGAATCTTTTACAATGTAAAAAGGTTCCATCAAAGGATCTTTAATTGTACAATAATTGGATTGTGTGTCATTTTCGTCCTTAGCAGGACGACCTTTGCTTTTTGTTTCTGCCATAACTTACTTTAAATTTATAACTATAATATACGAAAACTATTTTGAATTCCCAAATTCTCTAATACATATTAGAAAGCACTTTCTTCTTTACGAACAACATAATAAGTACTAACAGTGTCTTCAGATTTAAACTCAAGTTTCATTAAACCTTGGTAACTTAAAAATATAAAACCTTCTTCTAAATCTTTATTTTCTTTCAATATATTTCTAAACATATCTGAGTTAAACGGTATGTTTACTTTCTGTTGTTTAATTTTGCCGTACATTTGGTATGTGATTTTGTTGTTGTGGCCTTGTTCATCTCCAAATGTAAATACACACATATCATCTCCATTTAAGTCTTTATCAGTAGAAACTGTTAATAAACCAACTCCTGCTAAAGCAGATTTTGCTTTAACTAAATTATCAACGTGTTCTTTTTCCAAATGTAAACACACATCCCATTCTGGTTCTGTCACTGTAGCTACTTTAGATATAAGTAGTGGGTCTGCGAGTGCGTATGTCAAATTAAATGATGCGTCTGCAAAATGTAGTTTTGTATAAACACTTTTACCTTTTTCTAAAGTAAAGATCAAATCACCTTGTGTAATACTTAACAGGTTCAAAAATTTCTTTGTATCAAAAATAGCTAACTCACTATCTTCCATATCAAAGTTTGTATGTGTGATATTTCCAATCACTTCTTTATTAACAGACATAAAATCAATCGCAAGAGTTTTGTCTTTGATTTTCCACTTGACGGATTCATTCTCGCCTAAGTAGTATTTGTTTATAACCGATTGTAGAACTAATTTATTTACCATATGTTAAAAATAAAAAAAATATTTTAATTATCCTAGTTAAAATTAAAGAATTTCGCTTTAAATGGATTCAAGTTTAACTGCCACCCAATATCATTGTATACGCCTTCCAATTTGTTTCTAATTACACTATCAAATAACCCATCACGATCAATATATTTATTGATCAATTCTGTGATTTCGGGTGGGTCATTATAACCGTTATATCCTATAACATCAATATGGTATGGGTTTGATTTTAAATAAGCAATATACATTTTATCTCCAATCGTAAATTCAGGATATTTTACTGTTAAATTTTTATGTCGTAAGAAATCGTTGTAAATGATTGCTGCTTTAGTGTTGATAGGACATTTTAGTTTTAATTTAGAGAATAATTCACTAGGCATAGGTTTACGTTCAATATATTCACCCATTTTCTTTAACCCCATTGGTTTAAGTAATTTTATCCAATCTACAGTCTGCATCGAATTTTTAAAATCCATTACATCCTTATCTATTTCCTCTTTCGATTTACTAAATAATATATTTTTGATTAGATTTTCTCCGAAATTTCTAAAATATGGAGGGAAATTAGATTTCATAATATCTAATCCTTTCATTTCTAGCTCTTCAATTTCAACACCTTCTTTGTTTACAATATACATTGCGTAACGACGTTTACCAGACCAATATGCTTTTTCAGCGATTACTTCTTGCTTTAATTCAAAATAATGTTTTCCATTCATATTGAATAAATCTTTAGTAATACTGTTTAAGTTATTATTTGCTACAGTTTGTAATTCACTTGTTAAACTTAATAACCGTTTAATTTTTTCTTTACGGTTATTATAATCTAAATCGGGATTACGATGTTTAAGTAGATCTGTTAATTCCATATATAAGGAATCTGTGTCTGAGGCGATTACAAATTGTCTTGGATCTATATCTAATTGATCTGAGATGTATTGGTTTACGTATGTAATAGATTCTTTGGTTAATCGTTGCCCACTGTTTGTAATAGCGGATGAACAAATTTTAAATCCATCTGTAAAACGCCATGAGTTGATAGCGTATGTACCATATAATGCGTTTTGTAAGATCTTAAATGCCATTTGGTACAAATCATACAACTTATAATTTGCCCAATCTTCTTGTTTACCTGCTGTTTTCTTTAATGCTCGATAATGTTCTCGTTTATCAAACCAATCCTCTAATACCTCACAAGCAATACTTTTAGTGTCGGTTCTAAAAAATGCTCCACTAGCAGAAATTGACCATTCATTTTTTTCAATAAGTTTAATAAGTTGACCAACAGGTATTTCTGCGTCTTTTAACTTATATGTTTTACGATTTAATTTTTGTATATGAATACTTTGTTCTGGGTCAAGTTTCTTAAGTTGTTCTAATGAGTTATATTGTTCATAGTTATTCTTTGTAACAATTCTACCCATTAATGTTTCGATACCTAAATTAAGTGATTTAATAATTGAAGGGTATAGTGAGGTAAAGTCTAAGTCACTTACATCTGAATATAGTCCAGGTATAGGGTCTAGTAGGTATCCTCCAGCATAACTATCTTTTTTCTTTATTGTTTTAGGATTACGTTGAATGTATTTTCCAGCTGCTGTTTTGACTATGACTTGATTATCTTCAAAACTATAAATAATACCTTCAATTGTTGGTGTACCTCGTTGATGTTGAACTGGGTCTCCTAATTCTAATTCTCTAATTGAAGGGTTCGTTGTAGTTGGTTTATTTGGTGCTATAATACCCTTACGTTTTAGATAAGTTAAAATAGCGCCTTCATTTAATGCTGTATTGTAATAAATAGATTCATATGGAGTATGGCATAGATGAGAAATTAAGACTGTTAATTCAATAAACTTTAGTTTTTCCTCTAATGCCTCTATAATCTCAACATCTCGAATGTTATAATCTATAAATTTGATTGGGTCTTCTCTAAATAAAGTATCTAGATTACCGTTGTATTCAATTTTACCTAACTTAGCATATTTAGTTCCAATATCACCTAGTTTATATGATGATTCCTCCTTCATGATGTACTTGCGAAGTAAATGCATAAAGTCGAGACAATTAACTAACCCGATACGAATCGGCGAATTTGGTTGAGATGGTATTTCCTCAACTTTACCCACAGGAGACAAACGATTTACCTCGTCTCCTAAACGTTTTTTAATTCTGTAGTATAAGTATGGGATATCAAAGAAATCACTGTTATATCCTACAACAATTGTAGGATCCATTTGTTCCCATTTGTTTAAGAATTTACGTAACAAAGTATTTTCATCAGGACAAGGTACAACTACTTTACCATCTTGATTTATTTCCTCAATTTTACCTGCTTTATCTAAGATAAAACATATTTTTTCTTTAGTTGTAGTGTCAATTAAAGCAATGGCGGTTATTTCTGCGTTTGCCTCTTTAATAGTTTGTGGTGTAAGTGCTCCTAAAATCTCAATCTCAATATCTAAATAAATTGTATTATGATAAGAGGGCATTTCATCTGTTTGGTAATATAAATCCCTTAGAATTACTAATTCACGGTCAATATCTTTTTCGTATATTGTAGGATCTTTTTTATCTACTTTACCAGAAACAGGAGAACATCTTTCACCAAAGAGTGTCGTATGTTCTCCTTCTTCATCGAGTTTATATAGAGTAGGCCAATATTGGAATTTATGTATTCCTTTTTTATCGTCCCGAAGATAGTAATACCATTGATCTTCTCCGGGCAATCTGTTATAAAAAACACTTTGGTACATAGACTTAATTTATATTAAGATAAGAAAAAGCCTGCAGTTAAGCAAGCTTTTTTAAGAAAAATATTTTAAAATTATTCTATTTCAATTTTCCAATTATCTTGATTTTGGCGGTCTAATTGGTCTTCAAAATCTTGTCCTCTAAAATTGCCAAAAAACTCATCATAAGCAAATTGTTCATCAGACATTAATTTATTTTTAAATTCTTCAAATTCTTCTTCATCATCGAAGTCATCTACGTCAAAAATAACTGTAAATGGTTCTGGGGTAAATTTAATAGTGACTGAGTCTGAGTCTAGTTCATTTAGCTTGGTTTTATATTCACTTTCAGTGATAATGCCTGCTAATTTTTGCATAAGGAGTGCTTTCTTATTCATTTTATCTAGGTTTTTAATTTATATCCCAATTTATTTTTTTTAATTTATCTTTAAATTCATAAACAGTATCATCCCTTTCATCCATAGCGGCTGATTCACTACCTGATCCTTTAGCTGCTTTAAAAGCATTTTTCATAGCTGTTTCAATTTCTTTTTTTAATTCTAATGCTTGTGCTTTTGTTTCAGATGGACCTGTTAATTTAACACCGGTATACAATTCAATAGTTTGTTTTGACTCAGTAATAAGACCTGCTAGCATCTGCATTCTTTTAAATTCTTTGTTCATTTCAGATATTTTATTATACATATTAGAAAAATTTACTTAAGTCAGGTCTGAAGTAATTAATATTTTTCATTACTTTTTTATCACGTGTTCTATAGACGATATAATATGACCCAACCTTTTCATAGTGACATGGTTCGCCCTGTTCTTTGGTACGTGCTTCAACTGTTGCTTGTGCGTCCTCTTCGTTTGAGCAAGCTTTGCTAAGATTCGAGGCTTGAACTTCTTGATACGCGGGCCATACTTTATTCTTAAGACCATGTAGCATAGCACCGTTCCCAAGGGAAACATACGTGATGTCACATAAAGCATCAAGAACTTCAACAATATTTCCTGTTTCACACGCATGTTTATATTCCTCCAATTCTTCTAAAATGAAATTATAAACGAACATCCACTCCTTCTCATCAGGGATGGCCGGGTTATAATTATTGGGCTTTCCCATTATCGTATTGAACTCTTCAACTTCGGATATAAATGGTACATAGTTTTCTTTTATTAAAACTATTTCACCTTGTAATCGATTCCATTCCTTGATTACATCATCTCCAAATTCAATTTTGGACATCATAGATAAATCTATGGCTTGAGTTTTGAGCAAATTAATAAGCTCGTCTTGTTTTTTTTCTAATTGTGTCATATAACTTATTTTAAATAGTCTTGAATTGTTTCTGAATTTTCTTGTTCCCAAGGGTAAACTACCCAACTATCTGATTCAAATGATGCTGCCCATAATTCAGGCATAAATTTTGAGGTATGTGGTTTAAAGTGGAGACAAGCATATATTGAATAAGGAAATTCATCGTATAATTTAACAAATGTTTCTCCACTATCACAAATATCATCTACTATTAGTGTTTTTTTAGATATATTTTCTATCTCTACTAAGGGTAAATTTAGTTTATGTGATAACATAACAGCCGGAATTAAACCTCCTCTAGGCAAACCACAAATAGAATCTATTTGTTCTCCGGATTCAATGATTTGTTGAATTAAACGATCAACTAACCATTCTATATCACCCCAGTTTAAATGTACTTTAGATTTGGTGTCCACCATTATTAACTTTTAATGAATCAAAAAATTCTTTACGTGCTTGATTATCGTTGTCCATAAACACACCTGATGCTTTAGTTGTAACCATTGAAGCTCCTTGATGTTTAACGCCACGACATGATACACAGTTGTGAGTTGCTACTACAGTTACAATTACGCCTTTATTCAATTCACAAATTTTATCTACAGCATTATGGATGGCTGAGGTTAATTGTTCTTGGATAGCACCTCTACGCCCAAATAGCTCTACAATACGGTTTAGTTTAGATAATCCGATTACACGACCTTCTTCTCCAACAACATATCCAATATGAACAACTCCTCCAATTGTTTGATGGTGATGTGAACACATTGAAGTAATTGGAATATTTCTTTCAATTACAATACCATCATATCCATCAGATGGGAAAGATGTAATTTCAGACATTGCATCGTATCTACCTTTCCATAGATCAAACACATATGCTTTTGCTACACGTCGAGGTGTATCTTGTGAGTTTGGATCATTTCTCCAATCACAACCTAAAGCATCTAAAAACTTACCATAAGCTTCTTCTGCTTCATCTACCATACTCCACTTTTCATTTTCGGTAAGTGGGAAACCAGGTGCAACTCCATTTGCAAAACCAATTTGAACACACTCTAAATCGTCGTGTTGTTTTTTACGTTTGTTTTCTGTCATGTTAATCTTGAATTGTTATTTTTTCTATTTTATATTCTTTCATATATCGCTTAATAAACGATTTTCCTATCCCGATATCAAGTATTTCATGATCATCTGGTATAAGGGGAGTATGTTTACGAGTAGAGATAATAGGGTCTAATTCGTAGTTTTGGTATGTGTTTAGAAAATGTTTTTTACCTTTTTTATAAACAACACATATAGTTATTTTTTCCGATACCGGTCTACCTGTCCTCACTATAGGTGTTTTAGGTGCGGTTTTTTTAGAAGGTCTGCCTCTTCCCATAACTTTTAATTTATTGAAATATAAGAAGGTTCTTTCGAACCTCCAAATCATTTTTTATTCCCTATTCTAATCCATTTATACCAAATACGTTCATGGAAGAAATAAATTATAGGTTTAAGTATAAGTTCTCCAACACCCAACAATGAAGATAATTCAACTGATGCTCCTAAAGAATAAGCTACTATTACTGTTGTTAAAGTTCCAAGTATTCTATATGAAAGTGTCTTTAATATATGTCGAATCATTACTGATTCTTCTTTTATTGTAATTATATGGGCTGTATTGTTTCTTATAGTACAGTATCCTTCACAGCTAATATGCCATTTATAATCTTGGATTTCATCTAACCAATCTTTAGTTGTAAAAGTATGTCCATCAACTATAACATTTGAAACTAAAATTTCATTCCCATTTTCAATTAATCTCCAACGATCATCTTCTGATTTAGATACTGTGTTGAATCTAATTTGGTATTGTTTAGATTTAGGTTTCATAATTTACCTTCTTTACGCATTTGTTCTCTGATTTTAGTTGCAGATATTTCTGCTACATCTGTAGGTGGGATATGTTCTATAATGTCGTATCCAACTCCACGCCCAAATTCAATTGAACATATGTCAGGTATAACCATTACCTTAACTCGAGGCTCATCTGTGTAGAATAAAGTAATATTTTCTTTAACTTGCTCAGCAGTAAATGGATTTTTTTCATCTGGTTTAATATCTCGGATACAGATCAAAACGTTTTTACCTTCATCCATTGCTCGTTTAAATAACTCTTGGTGTCCTGTGTGTAAAGGTTGCCATCTGCCTACAAACATAGCGTGTTGGTTTTCTTTAGCTGGTAAAGATGATTGTACGTGGATTTTCTTATCCCAATTTTGCATAACTAATAATTTGGTTTAAACATTCTTCTACTGAAATATATGTAGTGTCTATATCAAGGTAATTTTCTGTTGGTTGTTGGTAATTTTCTACATGAAAATTTTCTCTACCTCTAATTTCAGTAGTATGAATATAAAATTCTTTTATAGAATCTCCAAGTTTATTTTTAAATTCTTCACGTTGATCTTTATAAGGGGAAACTAAAGATACAACTACATTTTGTCCTTTATTATGAAGGAAATGTGACAGATGTTGAGCTAATTCAATATTTTTTCTTCTACCTGCTTCACTATAATCTTTGTTATCAAAAATAGCACGTAAGTCATCTCCATCAACATGGAAAACGTTGTCTAATTTTTGTTTAAATGCGGATGCTAAAACTGTTTTACCATGTCCTGGCTGTCCTGTAAACCAATAAATCATATTATTTATAATTAAATTTTTCAAAGAACCAAGCATAACTTTGCTTGATTGAATCGCAGTTTTGGAAACCTAAAATACTAGTGTAATCTTGTTCTACTGGTTTGATAGGTGATTGGATTTTATGGTCTCCAAATATTCCATGTATTACATCATTTTCATGTGTAAGTTGTTCTACGTTTTCAAAATCATGTTTAAAATACGGGATATCAAGATACTTATAAATTCGTTGCATTTCAGCTTCAGGGTTTGAAGTAAAATCTTCAAAACGAATAAATAACATATGACTATCATATCCTTGCTGTATAGCATCTTTTAGCCATTCTAATGCTGGTCCAACTGGTGGGGAAACAGAAAAATGTTGTAAACGAGAGTCTGCAGTCATATTTTTAAGTTGCGCTCCGTTTACGATTTGAGGATCTTTATGTGGATTTTTTCTGTAATTTTTTTCCATAGAGGCAAATATACCTCTTAGGTCGCGAACCATTACAATTGCTTTTGCTCCGGGTTCAATAAAATTTGCAAAACGGAAATTACCGGTCCATGCTCTACTTTTATCTATAACATATGGGCGTTCAGTAATAGCATCAAAATACCCATACAAGCCAGCTTTACAAAACCCATGAAATGCTTTTTTCATTTCTTCTGGGTCTTGTGCTTTAAAGGCATCTCCTGTTGAGTATATTGTTCGGGCTGTTAGAAGGAATTCAACAACCCCAGATGTTGGGGTTGCGTAAATATCCGGATTTTGCATTAATACATTTTGCAACAATGTAGAACCGGCACGTGGAAGTGACGAGTTAAAAAAAACTTTTTTTACCATAAAACTATTTTAATTTAAATTATGCTTCTTCTTTTGGTTGGTCTGGAGATTTAATAATATTATTATATTGTTCTTTTAGTTGTTCTTGCATAGACGTTCTTTCTTGAAGTATTCGTTGTGCTTGTTCCTCTCCAAATGTTGTAATTAAATATGCTTGTACACTTTCATCTTTAAGATTAATTTCAGTAATATCTAAACAACCTTTAATCATAGCTAAGGTTTGTTCTGTGTATACAGGAGTAGGTTCTACAGGAATAAATCCTTCATTAGCTACATTTTCTTTAGGTCCTCTTGCATTCATTAAATCTTCAGCAGCTGATTGGAGTTTTACAATAGTATTGTATTCTCTTTCACCTGGTGCTTTTTTAAAGATGCTAGCGTCTGCTGGCCTAATATTAGGGCCTTTTTGCGGTAATCCTATTTCTTTTCCCATCTTATACAGTATATGCTTCTCCAGCAACGATACAAGCATCAATATCTGTTCTTTGCTGTTCCGTTAAAGCGGTTGTAAAAAATTCTTTTTTTAACATCAATTTTAAATGACCAACATTTCGTTCTACATTTGCTTTTTTCTTATCATCTATTGTTTCTGTGATAAGTTTGTTGATTAGATTTACTGAATCAAATGCAGCGCTAATTGCTTTTGCTGGGTTTGGGGTTTTATTTTCCATTTGTTTATTTAAATTTTAAATTATTGAATCATTAATAATCGGTATGTGTTTCCGTTTAGGTTTATTGCAAAAGTGTGAGTTGAACTTGCACTTACTTCAGATACAACTGGTCCTAGTGGGTGGGCTCCAGAACCTAGAGCAAGTTGGCCGTTTGCGTTTGCTGTAGCTAAGGCTCCTAAAATAAGTGAACCTGAATAGTTGCCTGTTTGGGTTTGATGTCCTAATCCTGTATTAAATGAACCTGTTGTATTATCATATAATGCACTTGCACCTAGAGCAACGTTATTAGATCCTGATATGTTGTTATATAAAGCATTATTTCCTAAAGCTACATTATTATTTCCTGTAGTGTTGTAATATAAAGAATAACCACCTAGGGAAAGATTACTAAAACCTGAAGTATTGGTTCTTAAAGCACTAGAGCCGAATGCAATGTTGCTATTTCCTGTTAAATTACTATATAAAGGTTTATAACCTAGAGCAATATTAAATGATCCTGATGTATTTGCATTTAAAGCCTCTTGTCCTAAAGCAATGTTTTGATTTCCTATTGTATTGTTATATAAAGTTCCTCTACCTAAAGCAACGTTATTTCGTCCTGTTGTATTATAATATAAAGCTTGGCTACCTAAAGCAATATTGTAATACCCTGTTGTATTATTTCTTAAAGTATCTGGGCCTAAAGCAACATTATTATATCCTGTTGTGTTTGAATATAAAGCACCTACACCTAAAGCGGTATTGTTGCTCCCCTGGTAATTGTTGCGTAATGCAGATGCTCCTAAAGCAATGTTATTAAAGCCGTATTGGTTATAATATAATGCGTTGAAACCTAAAGCAATGTTATTACTACCATTATAGTTATAATATAAAGCTTGGCTACCTAAAGCAATATTAAATTGACCATTATAATTACCAGCTAAAGTAAACGGACCTATTCCTATGTTTGCTAATCCGTTATTATTGTTTTGTAAAACTCCGAATCCAATCGCTGTGTTAAGTTGGCCTGTTGTATTTCCAAGTAATGCTCCTACACCTAAGGCTACGTTTGCATTTCCTGTATTGTATACTAATGAATAAGCACCTAAAGAGATGTTATTATCTGCTGCTACGTTGTATAAAGATGAGTAAGCTCCGATTGCTATGTTTCTGTCTCCAGTTTGACTATTACGTAAAGCGTCTTTACCAATAGCTGTATTGTAGACACCTGTTGTATTATCATATAACGCACTTGCACCTAGAGCAACATTATTAGATCCTGATGTGTTGTTATTTAAAGCAGATGCACCTAGAGCAACGTTATTAGACCCTGATGTGTTGTTATTTAAAGCAGATGCACCTAGAGCAACGTTATCTGAGCCTGTTGTGTTTTTACTTAACGCATTTGAACCTAAAGCAACGTTATTTGAACCTGTTGTATTTCCAGATAAAGCACTAAGACCTAAAGCGATATTGTTACTTCCGGATGTGTTTGAGAATAGAGCCGCTCGGCCTAAGCCAATATTGTTTTCACCAGTACTGTAAGTGTAAGTGTATGTTAAAGGATCATATATTCTTTGCCCTCGCAATGCACTATAACCAAATGCTATATTATTATCAGCAGTATGGTATTGTAAGGCTCTTTTACCTAAAGCAACATTATAAGATCCACTAACATTATAATACAAAGCGTTTGTACCTAATGCAACGTTGTTGTATCCAGTTGTGTTTTGTTTTAAAGCATTATATCCTAAAGCAACGTTTTGATATCCTGTAGTGTTTTGTTGCAAAGCTTCATAACCTAAAGCAACGTTTCCGTTTCCTGTAGTGTTGTTTTGTAAAGCTTCGTAACCTAATGCAACGTTATAATCTCCTGTAGTGTTGTTTTGTAGGGCTTCATAACCTATAGCAATGTTATATTCTCCTGTTGTATTATCACGTAAAGTCTCGTAACCTATAGCAACGTTATAACGTCCTGTTGTGTTATAATATAAAGCTTCTCGGCCTAAAGCAATATTTGATTGGCCTGTTGTATTATAATATAAAGCATCTCGGCCTAAAGCAATATTATCATTTCCATAAGTATTATATTGTAACGCATCTCTACCTATAGCAATATTGTTATCTCCTTCTATATTTTCTCTTAAAGAATCTCTACCTAAAGCAATATTGTTAGAGCCACTTATATTATTATATAAAGCATCTCGGCCTAAAGCAATATTATAATTTCCTATTGCGTTTAATTGTAAAGCATTATTGCCTAAAGCAATATTTGAATATCCTGCTGTATTATTAAGTAAAGTGTTTGGGCCTAAAGCAATATTAGAAGAAATATTACCACCTCCTAAACCTAAGTTTATTCCGTTAATTGAGCCTGAAGGTACTTCTAAAGATCCGCTTACTAGTATTAATGATCCTGATAAAATTGGCATGGTTGATTTTGTTTATCGTTTATTATAAATATTAACGATTGAATAAAGATCGAATTTCTTCTTTAGTTTTTGTACCTACTGCTCTACCAATCTCCATTCCGTTTTGTACTACAACTATTGTAGGGACTGAACGGATATTGTATTGGTCTGATGTTTGAGGGGAAGCATCTACATCAATAAATGTGATAGGTATTTCATTTTGCATTGACTCTACTAGTGGTCTAAATGCTTTGCATGGATTACACCATGATGCGCTAAAGTATAGTACTTGTTTCATTTTGTTATAATATAATTAATTTTGTAATCTCCAAATGTTGTTGTGACTGTATACATATTATTCATCTATTAGGTCATAATCATTATCATCAGCAACTACAATTATTTCAACTACAATAGCTTGTTCAAGTAATGCTTCTTTAATATCTCTGAGTATGTTTTGTGTGGTTTCTCTTGTAAAGCCATGTTCTTCCCAATACTCAGTAATCATTTCTGTTAATTCATTCATTTTTTTAATTTTATATTAAACTCCTCTTTTAGTGTCAAATGCAATGATGTGATCTCTTCCTGTCATATTGTATCCTTTTTCAGCACACATATCAAATACAATAGGATACATTTTAATTAACTCTTCACGAGTGTCTCCTGCAGGCATAATATATGTTTTAGATTTTGGGATGTTTAACAACACACGAAATTCTTCAATTTCTTCTAAATTATATCCTGTACCATCCCAAACTGGTTTGTAGTGGTAATCTGTATGATAGGCTAACATTTGTTTGATTGTATCAAGATTTAATCTAAATTTATTGTGTTGATCAATCATTTTTTGGTCCACAATCGCTCCTTGAGGCGTAACAGCACCAAGTACGGGTATAGAATTATCAAATTTTGGGCTGAGAGATATAAGACCCAAAGGATAGTCAGTAGCGATAAAGTGACTCCCTTCAGTTTCAATCGTAATAAGAATGTCTCTTTCATTTGCAAAGTGTGTAAGTTCGTTTACAAGTGCAGGATGCATTGTAGGTGAACCACCTGTTAACATCATTTCCTTAATATGAGGATTTTCATCATAAATACGAATAATATTGTTGAACGTAAATGTTCCTTTTTCAGGGTGGATGCTCGTATACCAGCTATCACACCAACCGCCTTCACCAAAGTAGCATCTGTGGGTACAACCAGTAGTTCTTACTGCAATTGTAGGGCGGCCAAACCGACTGCCTTCGGATTGTACGCATCGATATAGTTCTACTATTGGTAATACTTTATTGTAATCTTCTATTCTATTCTTCATAACTAGCTGAATTTCTTTCATGTTCATAAACTTCTACTTTGATAGCTTTTACTCTACCTTCTGTTTCTTCTTTTAAGAATGCATTTATTACATAATATAAATGTTCTGCAAATTTTTCACAGCCTGTATTAGGTAAAATTCTTAATTGGATTATACCATCTTCATCCATTTGTTTAAATTTATCTAAATATGGGTCATCTAATGCAATTATTGTAGTGTGATCTAATAAAAACGTAAAATAGTCTTTTGGAGACATACCTGCAATTTGAGTTTTTGCACGTTTCATACCACCAAAATCCCATACCCAATTTCTATGATCTAATTCCCCTTCAAACCATACTCTAAATGATACAGCATATCCATGTAAGAATTTACAATGAGTATCTTCTGCTTTCCATTGACGGAAACATGCTGAGTATCCGTCAAATAATTTTGTTGAATTATATTTTGCCATTTTAATTATTATGTGTTTCTAATACTTTTGTTACTTGTTCTACAACAAATTCCCAATACACAGGACCTTCTTCGTCTGCATATCCTGCAGGATCAGGGCGACCTAATTTAATAAATGCTTCTACTCGTTCAACTGAACTAGCTGATTTATAATCTGAGAACCAGTCTCCCCATATTTCATCATCTGTAAATGTATGGGGGATAAAAATTGGTTTGTAAGATGTCATTGTTCTTGAATACACTTCGTTAAAGTCTAAACCTAAATCTTCACACAATATTTCTCCATCTTGTAAAATAGTGAATTTATCACCTTCAAGATATGGTGTAAAATAACCTACTTTCTCAGAACCCCAATTACCAATTCTAAATGCTGCGTCATCTGCATCTCTAAATTCTTGTCTACAATCAGGATAAATTGCATGATCACCTGCATGTATTCCTAAGGCAATGTCACATTGTTCACCTGTTTGATCAGCTTTAGATAAAGCAACTGCTTGCACAATAGATGCAAATATTTTGTTTCGATTTGGAACAACTGTTGCTTTCATATTTTCTTCAGCATAGTGTCCTTCAGGTACTTCATCTCCGCCTGTTACAAGTGCTGAGTTAAGTAGATCTGTTAAGCCATCTAATTTAATAACACGGTAATTAATGTCATATTTGTAACATAGATAATCTACTAATGATTGAGCGCGTTCAAGCTCAACTCTATGTTTTTGTCCATAATCAAATGAAATTGCTGTTACTGTATTGTACTCTTTCAAGCAGCGAAGTAATAATGTGCTGGAATCCATTCCTCCAGATAATGATATTACTACATGTTTTTCCATAATTCGTCGTTGTTTAATGTTTTAAATTGTTCTTTAGTTAATCCTTTCATTAACATATACATTTCGAAATCAATGTCTAAAAGTCTCCAATGATCATACCACTCGGATTTCCAGGTTTCACGGAATTTTTCAAATTCTTGTTTTGTTACTTTATCCATAATTAAAAAGGTAATTCATCATCATCAACATTTCCTGTCCAATCATGTCCTTTAGGTAAATCGTCCATTTGGATATGTCCTGGCCCTCTAAAATGGAAATCAAGAAAATCTCTTGGGTAAAGAAGAACTTTACCTGTATATTTTGGGTTTGAAATTTCTCGAATTTGAAAAGGCACACCTTTTTTATCTGCTTCTGCTTTAACTTCTAAACCTAGTTTTTCACCTGCTGGCTTTCCTAGATAATCATATAAACTTAAATATTCCATAACTTTTGTATTTTAAATAAATATAAGAAAACTAATTATAAACTCCAAATTAGAGTCCATTTATTTCTCTAAACATTTCAACATTCCAATCTACAAGACCTTCACTGATTCGGTTAATATCCATATCTTGATAGTTATTCATGTTAGCGATTGGTTTTTTATGTAATCCCATTTTTGTATATGGCATTTCTCCAATTGCAGCCATAATTGGATTTGAAGTATCAATTGACTCTATACATTCAATATTTTTATACATTCCAAATTCAATAGGAGAGGCGGTTCCAAGCAAATGTACGCGATCAAATTTTGATAAAACTTTTTGTTCATATAAAGAAGAAATCATAACAAATCGCCCAATAGCTTTACCTAAATCTTTATTTGGATGTGGACATAAATCGTTATAATAGGAAGCACCATATGAATATGCTATTTTCTTATAACCTAAATCTTTATATGCTACCGTACAAAGTATAGCTTCATGCATTGATTTTGCTTGCACCACAGCTACTTTCATTACTCCTTCAGGTAATTCTACAGTTGCCCATTGTTTTGCATTTCTAACTGAAGTATTTTTATCTTCCCAAACATCAGGTATAATAAACTCATTTGGTTTAATTTCATTTACCCAATGTAATAAACGTTCTGTATTATATGCTTCTCCAAGTTCATGGAGTGAATTATCCATTACAATATAGCGTCCCATTTCTTTTGATTTGTAGAAGAAATTACGATATTCTTCATTTTCATCCATTAAATGAGGTAAACAATAATCGTAGTCATTGAAAGCTCTACTTTGTTCTAAGAGGCAAAATGGTACCTCGTGTGATATTTTAATTTTTTTCATACTATACGTTTTATAGTTATTGTATTCGTTCCTTCTATTTTAATTTGCTCTGAAAGTTGTTTTTGGTATTCAAGAATAAATTGTCTTTTGATATCTAAAGCTAATTCATATCCTCTGCCATCATCCATTATGCTTATAGTTTTGCCCTCTTTTAATGAATCAACACCTCGTTTTACATTTTTTTCATATTGGTCTTGTTTCCAATTATCTTCAAACATTGGTTCAGGCATAGAAGATTTTAGTTTTTCTCTTTTAAAAATATTAAATTTCATCTTATTAATTTAATGCAAACATACGATCTTCTTCTTTAACTCCCAAATCATCTAGTACTGCAAATCTTTTTGAGTTGTACCCTACCCAGTGTACTCCCCATTTTGTAGTACCTTCATTTACAGCCCCTTTTAAGATAAAAGCTCGTTGTTCATACCCGTTGATATATTCATATTCAACTTCATATATTTGTCCTTCAACAACATTTGCTCCTAAAGGCAACTCTTTATCATTTATGCAAAATACTGTTTTCATATATTATCTCTTTTTGTAAATTTTACTCTAACTACTTCTTTAGGTGTTGAAAACCTGTTTACCTCATATATTTCATTACCTACTTTTACAGATTTATCTTTAGTATAAAATGATGTTATTTTACCACTTTTACTTTTCATATAAATGTAAGGCATTACCAATTAATTTTATGATTATAAACTTTATGAGCGTATCCATTTACACATGGTCTACCTGTGTTGTAACATCCAAACACTGTTTTCCAATCTCTATATTTGTTATATAGTTTACGAAGTACTTTCATAGATGTTCTAACATTATATTCTATATCGTTTCGTAATTGTTCACGAGAAACGTTATCATGATTATTACTTCTAGCAGTTGCTAACATAATCTGCATAGGACCTAACGCACCCGCGCTTGAACCTTGAGCATGGTTATAATTCCAATGGAACGGGCCTCTATACCCAGTTTCTGCGTTAGCTATCCCAAAAGCAAAACGTAAAGGAACATCAAATGTATCAGCGTATTGTTTTATATAATTGTACATCTGCATACAAGGTGGAGCATTACGTTGTATTTTTTCTGGGGTGCGCACTTCTTGTTTTACCTCAGGTTCATCAGTTTGAACTGTAGTGGTAATAGCGGTGGCAGCCGATACGACTGCCACAACACCTAGTTTTATATTATTTAATATCATTACCTTCTTGTTTAATACGGTTTACATACATACTAAAGATAGTTTTACCTATTTCATCAGAGTACACAATGTATTTTCCTGTAGTTCGTTCTATCATGATTAATTCGGAACTTTCATTTACAGCAATTGAAATTTCTTCAGGAGAAAAAGCATGCGCATAAGGATTAGTTGCAACTTCTTTTTTAATGCTTTGATTTTTTCCCATGTAGTTTCCAATTCCGAAACTTGCAGTTACTAAACCTGCTACTACTACATAATTAATTGCTCGTTTACTAACTTCAATTAATTTTTCTTTACTCACAACATTTTTCATATAACCTATTTTTAAATTTACTTAAATATAAGTAAATATTTTTAGAAAGCCTAACCTTTACATATAATTTATAGTATTATCATCTTTTTTTCTAAGATTATTTAGCTTTTCTTTTAACGGAGCAACAGCTGCTTCTATCCTACGACCTATAGCTCCAGATTTTTGTATTCTTTGAATTTCGTTTTCTACAGCTTTTATTTCTTCTGAGGTAGAAGGGGTAGGTTCTGGTGTAGATTCTTTTATTTTAGGTTCACCGTATATGTTTGTTTTAGGTTTTAGGTTGTTAAATGCCTGGTTAGTTGCGATTACTAATATGATTGCTAGAGGGTCGAATACAAATATAATTAATAGTATAAACCAATTAGCTACGTCTTTAACATCACTTCCTGTGATTTCACTTACATATTTTACAGCCCCTAGTTCATTTCCGAGTTCGGTTTCAGATTCCATATTTAAAACTTGAACCTCTAAATTTGTTATACTATCATTTAAAGCATCTATTTTTGAGGAAATAGTGTCCCTTCTAGTTTGTGCTTCTTTTAATTGTGCCTCAAATGCTTTTCTATTACCAGTATTAGCTTTAGTTGTAACTTGTCCTGTTTTTCTATCTACAGATTGAGTTGTTGTATTTGTAGAGAGAGCGTTTCGCAACTGGGATATGTCTTTGTCTAAAATAGATTTTTCTGTAGTTAGTTCTACTTTAATGTCTTCAAATCGTGTCTTTTTAACTTCAACATTTGCAATTTGTTTATCACTAATGTTCATTTTAGCAATATTTTCTTGAAATCCAGTTGTTAATAAACCATAAATGCCTAGAGATGTTATAAATGATAATATAATAAGTGCTATTGTCAAATAGATTTTTAGACCAGTATATGTTTTTTTCCATTGGTCATGTAAGTAGGTTGCTATTGCTATTTTAGATACTTCTAGAAATGAACCCATTACCATAACAGGTATAGCTACACTAGCAAATAAAATAGATAAACCTAAAACACTATAATAAGCTGCTGTTGTGGATAAACCAATAGCACAGAATAATAAAAAATAAGGTAAAAATTTTTCTTTCATAATGATTTTAATGTAAGAAGGCCCCTAAAAGGGGCCTAATATTTTTATCTATTTTGAAAATAAGATTATACTATTCGAATTTGGATAAAGTTTCCGTTTTTATACAACCCACCTACAGGCACTGAACCAGCAGCAGCGGCAGTATCATCAGCATATTCTCCTAAACCTGCTACATAATTTACAACATCAAAGAAAGATGCTGTTTGAGCTGTAGTTACATAAGATGCTGTTTGAGCTGTAGTTACATAAGATGCTGTTGCAGCTGTTCCTAATACACTTCCTGTTAAATTAGCAGTAATACCTGCGGTTACAGTTAAAGAACCAGTAATTGAAGCGTTTCCGTTAAGGGAACCATCCCAATCTCCTGTTACACCTGTTAAACCACTACCATCACCTGCAAAAGCAGACGCAGTTACTGCAGTTGAAACGATTAGTGAACCTGTTATAGCGTGAGATCCTGTAAAATAACGGAAGTTATTATCCATTTCATTAATAGTCAACGCGGATCCTTTTACTTCTCTAAGAGTTAATGCCATGATTATTTTAGTTTATTTGTTTTATTATACGTATTGTGTTTTTTTGAAAGATACACTTATTTGCCTTGTCCTTTATAAAGTTTTTTATAATTCTTAGAAGACTTTAATTTTGATGTTTTTGTTTTAGCATGAATACCAGGCCTTGAAATTTTTACATCTTGTTTTGCTTTGTAGGTTTGTTCTTTAATCTTTGCCATATTACATTACTTGGATATTTTTAGGGTTAACTACAAATGCTTTTACCGCTTCTACACGTTTAACATTTGTAATTATATCGTCAATTTTGTCTCTTCCAAAACCTCCATGTTTGATATATGGGTAACCATCTATCTTTAAATTTAAAATAACCCTTAAATTATCATTATTTTGGGAGTACTCTCCGTCTACATCAACAGTTGATACAATAGTAACCCCAGTAAGAGACCTTATATCAGATAAGATCTCTTGTTGAGGGCGTTTAGTTGTATCAGTTATAAGAACACCTTTAACTTTATATTTGTCAACGTATTCTTCATTTAACCGTTTAGATAATTCCTCTCGGATTATATGTCTTAATCCTTCTAAATTCATTTTTGTTTTATTATGATTTGATATCATTTGATTCAATCAAAGTATAGGTAAATTTGTTTCCGTTTGCTGTTTTCGCTTTACGACAAATAGCCATAAACTCTTCAAAATCTGCAGAACGTTTAAACACTTGACATCCTTCTGACCAATTTTCAACATATGTCGAGTCTGCACCAGCTTTATGTATGTTGATACCAAATAAACCTTCTTGAATTGATTTTTCATCATATGTCATATCTTTATTTGGATCACGGAATACTTTAACTGCTTTGTTTTGTCCTAATGCTTCATATTTTCCAGCATGTAAACGCATGATATGTGAGTCAATATATTGCCCTTCAACCAATCGTGCAACACCAGCTTTGTTTCCGTATTGCATTACACCCTTTGTTCCAGGATCTGTTGTAGCAGGCCAACAATGGAATTTTTCTTCACCTCCAACTGTATAAGATAATGTGATATGGTCATCAAATACATTAGTTACTTTTTGTCCAGTTGATGAATTGCGGATTCCAATAATATTTAAGATGTAATCACCACCTTCAAACCATTTATATCCTTTAGTTTTTACTGCTTCTTCAACTTGTCCTTTAGTATATTTAGGAGATGCTGTTGGTTTAGCTACTGCTGGTTTAGCTTCTACAACTATTCCCATTTTAGCTAATGTTGCGGGACCGACTACACCATCTGCTGTTAAACCATTTTTAGTTTGCCATGCTTTAACTGCTTCTTCTGTTTTAGGGCCAAAATTTCCTACTTGTTCTACACCTAAAACGGCTTGAACTTTTTTAACTAATTCGTTATTGTCTCCTTTTTTTAGTACCATAATTAACTTATTATTATTATTTTTTAAAATATAATTGTGATTCTGCTTCTCTTCTTCTTACTAAACCCTTTAAAGTTTTACCTCCAGCTTTTACCCACTTCATAAATTCTAAATGAATGGTTTCATCTTCTGGATTAGCATTTACTTTTTTAAGTAAAGTAGAAGATTTTAAATTTGCTGGGCCTAAGTTGTATGCAAATGACACTAATGCATCAAACTGGTTCTGTGTGATAGTATCTACACAGTAGCTGTCTACATATTTTTCAAAGCTTACTAACATGTTTTGCAACAATACTGTTCCTTCTTGTTCAGTAATAGCTTTATCAACCATTGTTACTTTTTTCCCATCAGGGTAAAATGTAGCTCCGTATCCAATTGTAGGGATGCCTGCAGGGCATTTGTAAGGGGCAGATCTAAATCCTTCAAAGAATTTGATCATTTCAATTCCGGCAGTGCCTGTTTTAGTTATTTTCATAATTAACCTAATTCTTCTTCGTTAGTAGCTTCTTCTTCTTTTTTTTCTTCTACTTGTTTTTTTAATTTAAAAATTCTTCCTGCTGTTGTAATACCAAAAGCACCTAAAGTAAGAATCATAAATCCATCAAAAATAAACTCTTTAATAATTAATTCTTTACTCCAAATACCAGTTGCTACATCAACTAGTAATACAAATACCATTGCAAAAAACGATATCACTCCTACAAATGCTTGCTCGTTGATGTGATTATCATCCGAAATCAATTCTCTAAAAAATTTTTTCATAATGTTTCTTTTTATTATACATATTAAAGAATTTTTATAATTTGTTATTTTTTAGAATCCTGTGTAGCATACTTAATACCCATAATTGTACCAACTATTGAAAAAGCATTTGTTAATAATACACTAAACATATTACTCCAAGTTGATCCTATTATTTGTGTGTCTTGTCCTGTTATAATGGCCGCCCAATATAATACTGTTGTTACAACCCCAACTCCAACTATAACAGCTAATGCAACTTTAACAATGATCTTTATTAATTCACCCTGACTTTTTTTCATTATTACATCTAAATCATTCAAAGCAGCATCTTTTTCTATCTCTATTGCATTTTTAAGTTTTTCAGAGTTCTCAAGTTCTATTTGTAAATTCTTTGAAAGATCCTCTATCTTCTTCTCATTGTTTATAGCATCAGTAACATCAGTTGCAATTTTAACTACGTCAGTAATATTTCCTTTACTGTCCATTACAGGATTATAAGATGCTTGTAAGTAAACAGTAGAACCATCTACTTTTCTTCTTTCAAATATCCCATCAAAGTATTTTCCTTTTCTTAAACTTTCCCAAAACTTAGTATACTCATCAGATTTAGAATATTCATAACTTACAAAAACACTATGATGTTTCCCAATGACTTTATCTTTTTCATTGGCTTTATATCCCATAGTTTCTAAAAATATAGAATTTACATCTGTTATAAACCCATCAATATTGAAACTAATAAGAGCTGTACTTCTATTAATGGCATCTATTTGTTTTTTACTCTTAATAATTGCAGTAATGTCAGTAGCAACTTTCATTATTTTAGTTATTTTACCACTTTCATCAAAAATAGGATTATAAGTTGCTTGTAAGTTAATAAGACTTCCATCCTTTCTTCTTCTTTCAAACTCACCAGTATAGTACTTTCCACTTCTTAAGATGTCCCAAAACTTTTCATATTCAAGTGATCTTGAATAATCTTCACATACAAAAATACTATGGTGTTTACCAATGATATCATCATGATTACCTTTACCATAACCCATTGCTTCTAAAAAGATATCATTAACTCCTAATATAACGCCATTAAGGTCAAAGTAAATAAGAGCATTACTTCTATTAATAGCCTCTATCCTGCTTAATAGCTCTTCTTTTGGTAGATTTTTCATTTTATGTAAATTAGATTTAAAAAGTTAACACAAACAATTTAAAAAACTTATTTACAATTATACATATGAAATTACCTACCCCTCACAAGCAACACAGTTGTCGTCTCGAGAAATATTATCTCCACGCAAAATCGATTCACTTCGCATGTAATAAAGTGTTTTAATACCTTCTTTCCAAGCCAATTTATGCACATCACTAATATATTTTGGTGAATCAGATGGATCAAATGTTAAGTTCAAAGAAATTGCTTGGTCAACATATTTTTGTCTAATTCCGTTTTGGCGAACTACTTCGTATGGGTTAATTTCTTTAAATGTTAAGAATATTTCTTTTTCCTCATCAGTTAAAATATAATCAGGCAATCCCATAACAGAACCTTTATCACGAGCAATTTGTTCCCAAACGCTATCAATATTATATCCTTTAGATTCAAGTAAACGCTCTAATGTTGGGTTTTTCTTAATAAATGTGCCTTTAGCTGTTTTTAAATTATAAACATTTGCAGGAATAGGTTCAATTGAAGGTGATACACCTCCTGAAATGTGAGCATTTGATACTGTAGGAGCGATTGCTAAATGATGCGTATGTCTTAAACCTGTGCCTTTACACCATTCTGGTTCACCATAAAGTTCTGCTTGATCACGAGATGCTTTTAATGCTTCTTTTTCAATAAAATCAAACATCAAACGTGTGTAAGAATTTGCTTGTAAACCTGCAAATGGAATATTTTTTTCTTGTAAAAATGTATGCCAACCTAAAACACCAATACCAATTGCTCTACCTTTAGATGCTGAGCGGTATGTGTTTTCCATGAATCGGATATTTTTAGAGCGGTCAATAAATTCTTGTAATACACCCTCTAAAAACCAACATGTTAATTCAGGTAAAGTCATATTATTTTCAAAACGATATTCCTTCCATTCATCCCAACGAGCTAAATTCAAAGAAGATAAACAACAAATAAATGAATGTAATTCATCTGTGTATAATGAAATCTCAGAACAAATATTTGTCATTGAAACATGTAAGTTATTCTTTTTATATGCTTCCGGGTTTGCATTGTTTACATTATCCTCAAACATAATATAAGGTTCACCTGTTTCAAGTCGTGTTTTTAAAATTTCACCCCATAATTTTAATGCTTTAGGATCTTTTTCTTCAACACGATTCATAAATGCATCATCAATTACAACACATTGATGCATATTTAAACATTGACGATTAACATCACCTTTTGGACGACGAATCATTAAAAATTCTTCAATATCTGGGTGGTTAATATTTAAGTTAACTGATGCTGCACCTCGTCTAACTGAGCCTTGATTTGTAGCTAAAATGGTTGAATCATAAATCTTAATCCATGGAACAACTCCCTCACTTACACCATTACCTGAGATTGTTTTACCGCGTCCTCTGATTCGAGATACACCAATCCCAACTCCACCACCTTGAGACGATAAACGCATTAATTCTGAGTTAGCTAATGCGATCCCTTCAATAGAATCATCAGTATCAATCCCAAAACATGAGATAGGCATTCCACGTTCAGTACCTAAATTTGATAAAACAGGTGAAGCTAAACATAGCCAGTTTTTAGTTATTGCTTCTAAAAAGAATGGATATAAATCTTTACGCTTTAAGCGGCGTGAAGCTGCTCTTGATACTCGTTTAAATGCTCCAAAAACATCTTCATCAGGTAATAAATACCCCTTTGAAATCATCGATAATGAGATTTCATTCATCCATTCAGGGTAATGTTTACCCTTAATCCAATTTGTTGTGTCTACTTGTATACTCATAATGTTTTATAAATCGCTCCAGTCAGCTGTTGATTTTGAATAATCTGTTACTCGATTTGCAAAGAAATCTTGATGTGTTTTACCACTTGTTAAATGCCCAAACCATTCCATTTGTTTTAAAAGGTTAGGATCAATATCATTATAAATTGGATTATAACCTAATTCAACTAATTTTTGATTAGCACGTTCTTTAATAAAGTTTTTCAATTGGTCTTTGTTTAAACCTTCAATACTTCCCATTTCAAATGCTTTATCTATAAAATCAAATTCTAACTTTACAGACAAATCACAAGCTTCATAAATTGCTTGAGTCATTTCTTTAGTATCTAATTCTGGGCACTCTGAAAGTAAAGTTCTGTATAACCAACAACCAGCTTTTGAATGTAATGATTCATCACGTACACTCCATTCAACGATTTGGCCTGTCCCTTTCATTAAGTTACGTAATTGGAAAGACATTAATATTGCGAATGAAGAGAACAAATTTACACCTTCTGTAAATGCCGAGAATATAGCTAATGAAAGTGCTTTATCATATAATGTTTCTCCTGGTTGTTCAACTAAACGATCAATTTTAGCTTTTGCTTCTTCATCTTCCATGAATGCTTCAAAATCATCTAAACCAAGTTCTTCATTTAGGCGAGCATAAGCTTCAGCATGAATTGATTCAAAATCAGCGAATACACACGCCATAGCTTTGATTTCATGTTTGGGGAACCATACCGCTACCTTTGTTGACCAGTAGTCGTTTACATACGTCTCAGTTTGAGCAAATGACTTTAAAATATTACCAATCAAATTTTTCTCCGATTCGGTTAGTTTAAGTTTCCAATCATTCAAGTCTGAAGAGAGAGGCACTTCATCTGCTAGCCAATGGGCTCTATGTTGGTCTTTGTAAAATTCAAACGCGATTTGATATTCAAACGGTTTGTAATGGGGTCTTAGTTCTGTAATCATGTGTTTAATTCAAAAAATTTATTTGCCAACATTTGTTTATCTAACGAATCAAAATTAGTATTCTCAGATCTAGGTAATCTAGGAGCACCATCATGGTCCGGGGTATCAATTACCTCAAAATGACCTGTTGAAGTATCAGCATTCAAATGAAAAGTAACTCCATCCATACCGTATCTATTTTTCATAATATGGAATCTACCTGTATTGCTTACTTTATCTTCTTTTTTCCTTGAAAGAGATATTGCTACATCCGTAATCATCATTTTATCATATGATCCGGCTGCTTTATCACCTTCAATAATATCATCTTTTGATCCTGCACGGTTAACTTGTGACACACTCCATATAGGGAGATTTAATTCACGTGCTAATCCTTTTGTGCTTGTATAAATATCATCTATTTCAAATTTACGATCAGTAGATTTTCTTTTTGATGAAAGAAGATCAACATAGTCAATAATAATCAAATCTGGTTGGATTCCTAATGATATAATTTTCTTAATATGAGATTCAATTGTACTAATTGTTGCTTTACCTGTTGGGAATTCTTTGATAATTAATTCACCTTCTAGATCAGGAACTGTTTGTTCTACTTTATCTCTATGTTCTAAAATATGATTTACAGGAATACGAGTGAAATAAGAGTCATATCTCCTTCCAACATAATCCTCACCTAACTCTAAAGTATAATGTAAAACATTATAATTATTTTCAACTGCAAATCCTCCTAAAGCAACTAATGACCAAGATTTACCACCGCCTGGGTTACCAAATATAAGGCCAAAATCTCCATTCCCTAATCCACCTTGCAGTAATTCATTTATTTCAGGCCAAGGTGTAGGAACTGTTTTTCTATTATCTTCTCTATATCTGGATTCAACATCTTTATTATACTCGTGGCCTATGTTTTTATCTTGGCCTGCTTTCATTGCGTTTTCAATCATTGTTTTGATTGAATCATAATCTCCAGCTTTTAACAAATCTACACTATTTAATAATGCTTTTTTAAGTTGTTGGTTTTTACAAAACGTAGAAAATTCTTCTTGAACATATTCTAAATCACTAATATCAGCTTGATAAGCGGCTCGTAATTGTTCTTTAACAGATAATTTTAAAACGTCATTTTCAAGTTTTTTCATTTCCACCTTTAAAACTTCCATAGTAGGTGAAGTGTGATATTTTTGATAGTAATTTAAAATTTCTTTAATAACCCATTTATGCGCTTGATTTCCAAAATGTTCTTCATCTAAAATGTCATGTATGTTTACAAGAAATTCTTTGTGTGTTAGTAATGAAGATATCACTTTGATTTGAAAGTCTGCCCCATATTCTTCTATTGATTGTAACGTCATTTTTTATAACTTTTATTTAAATATAATAACTTATTATTGTTTTTCCAATAAATCTTTAAAGATATCTTTAACCCAAACATCTACATTTCGAATTAAATTTCCTAATTGATCTTCATTACACATACTGATGAATTCAGCTGGGTAGTAATTTAATGGTGTATTTTGGGTAAATTTATCTATAAATGATTTGTCCTGGTCTGTCATCATGGGATTAGATAAATCCATTACTTTGTATTTGTTTTCTAAATTTTCTACATCATGTAATACTCTTGCATACACAACATGTTCTTTCAATTTAGACTCAGCAATATCTAACAGATCATCAAATGAAACATCTTGAATTGCTAACTCGGGGAATTTTTTAAGCAATCCTTTAGGACCTAAACCTTTAATCCCAGTAATACCATCCGAGTTATCTCCTAGAAGTAGTTTGTATAAAAGAAAATTAGAAGGATCAACTCCGAATTTTTCTTTAACAACATTTTCTGTGTAATACTCTCGTTCTATAGGCCGATATACAATTACTTGTTCAGTAACTAACTGTAAATAATCCTTATCACTAGATACTATAAACACTCTATCTTCTGGTTGTGTTGGAAGTGTACTGCTTAAATAAGCAATAATATCATCTGCTTCTACTCGAGGTAAAGATACAGTTTTAACTGGCAGTGTTTTTAAGTATTGGATAATTCGAACAATTTGGTCTACTTTTGATTCATCTTCTTCTTCTAAACTTTCAAATAATTCATGTTTAGTAACCCTAGTTATACTTCTATTTGATTTATATTCAGGAATAATGTTTTTTCTATGGTTAGAAGAACCTACTCCATCAAATACAACATAAACTTGTGTTGGGTTAATAGTACGAATTAAAGCACCTAAAGAACGAAAAAACCCTCCTAGACCTCCAATATGAACTCCATTTGAATTTATAGTATTTATAGCACTAAAATTTCTAAAAAATAAATTTAATCCATCTATTAATAAGTAACGTTCATATGTTGGTAATTCTTCTCCATCTTTCTGTACATTATTGAGGAGGTCTAAGAGGTCTTTTCTCATATCTTAATCTTCGTTTTCAAATAAATCCGGTGTAGGTGTTTTTTCATCCCATTCTGAGTTATCTTCAATGACATTATATTCACCTTGTCCTAAGATATCTGTCCATTCGTGTGAATGTTCTTTTTTGTATTTATCCACCGCTGTTGGTTTATCTGGAATAAATCCATGTACTGTGCTAACAATAGTTCCTAGCGTTGTAATACCATTAATATGGTTTTTATCACAAGCAATTTTAGTACGTAATGCAAATTCAACTTTCTTTTTGTCTTTTTGAGCACTAATTTTAGATGTACCAGCGTTTGTAACATTACCAAATGTCAAACAAAGTGAAGCGTCATAATAAAATGTATCTCCTCCTTTATTTGTCATTCTAGGTTGAGACATGGGAGTTAATGCTGGGGCTACACCTACTTTATTTACTATAAATAGAGTGTTAGTGTATTTAGAGCTTTCTTTACGGGACATTACAATCTGTTGATTAATAAAATTTCCGAATTGAGTTGCGATAGCTCCGGCATTCCACATTGGGTTGTTTGATCCTTTTTCGATACTCATATCGCAAGGAATTGAACCTACTGAGTCCCAAATGAAAAGCAGATCGTATGGTAAGTTACCTTTCTTTTGTTCAGTTAAAAGATCAATAATAAAAACTGCAATGTCTTCAATTGAATTCAGTGTGCTTCTATCTCGATAAATAAAGAACCCGGTATGATCAGTAATTTCACCTGTTTCTTCATCGACAACATCTTCTATTTCAAACCCCATGGTTTTCCAGTGATTCCAATCATGTTTCATCTCAGTAATGATCAATACCGGTAATACTCCCATCTTTTGAGCATTAACTGCTATTTCAATAGTTGTAGTTGATTTACCTGTATTGCTTTTACCTCGAACCATTGAAACATGTCCTAGAGGAATCCCAGGAATAGATAATGCTTCTTGTAACGCAGATGAAAACGGTACCCATTTTTGCTCCTTAAATTTAACGTTAGACGCTAAACCCTTATTTGCTTTAAATTTGTCTAAACTAAAGGCGGTTTTCAGTTCTCTGTCCGCCGCCTCTGTTAGCGATTTTCTTGTTTTAGCCATAAATTATTTCGCTTAATTAAAATGGTGCATCTTCATCATCATCAAATAATGAATCGAATTTGTCTACCGGTTTCTTAACATCCTTTTTAGCAGATAAACTAAAGTTTGATTTTGGTTCAGCGTCCAATTCATCTTCAATAGTTTCTGTAGTTCCAGGAGCAAGAGTATCTTCTTCTTCCTCAGGATCAAGGAAATTTTGAAGAATCACTTTTAAATCATCAAATGATTTTTTATACTTTTCTTGTAGTTCAAGAATATCTGGTTGGTTCTCTAACCAGAATTCGATTTGAGAAGCATCTTTATCTAACGGTGAGTTTTTTCGTTTTGGGCGAATAGATGATTTCAATCCTTGGCGTCCACCAATATCACCTATTACAGCATCTAATGTGAAGTCAAATCCTTCATTAATGTCTGTAAAATCCCCATAATCTTCATCTTCTGCAAGAGCTAGTAATTGTAGGTAAATCTCTTTACCAAATTCCCATAAACGAACACCTTTGTCTTCTTCACCACGAACAATAACAGGTGCAAAAACTCTCATTTTAGGATCTAACTTTTTAGCTAGTTTCCAATTGTCAGAATCATTTGTTCCTCGTAATTGTTTTGCAAATTCTACGATTGGATCTTTTTCACCCCAATTTGTTAACGCGTAGATTGGGAATTTTGAATACCCATAATGAAGATACACTTCTTTAAACGGGTTCTTTTTATCGAATTTTGAGGGTACAATTCGAATCTCATACTTGCCTTCGGCTTTGGGCTTCCATAGTGTCAACGAATAATCGACTTTTTCTTTCTTTTGCCCATTTGTTTGTAAAGCATTTAGCTTACTTTTGATTAGACTTAAATCCATATGATTTATTTATTTATTGATTACAACTTAAAATATAAAAAACCTTGATTAAATAGCCAAATTAAATTTCAACTATTCTAAAAATTCTTGTATTGAGCTGTTTAAGCTCATTGTGCTGGGTGAGGAGTATACAATTTTTGTAATGCTGCCAGTTTATGGTGAATTTAGTATCAACTACACCGCCGTTTAAGCTTTTTATTAGTTGATTAAGTGCATTAATTGTATAAAGAGAATTTGTTTCTTTTTTTCTATGAACTAAAATAGTGTTTTCAGGAATATCATTTACATTTCCTTGGTCCACATTATAAGTAACAGCATACTCGTTGTTACTTTTAACATGCAACACAAACATTTTATTATATAAAATATCGTATTTCTTAGTTAATTCAGATAATAAAATATCTAAATCATCAAGAGAAGTAAATGTACAAAACAGTCTATTATTCATTGAATTAAGGTCGATTGATTCAAAATCGTACTGTTGATACATATTGGGTAAGGGGGTCAAAATTGATGTGTACATAACTTATTTTATATTGTAGTAATTGTTACCTTTTTTAAATTTTACTTGTAAATTTTTATTTTTAAATACTTCTAATATTTGTACAAGTATTTCTTTTTCATTTTTGTCTACATCAAATAAAAACGAGTCGTAAACATATAGTACTAATTTAGTATTTTTCCCTTGTAATATTTTAAATATTTCATATAGTATAAGGACATTATTTGCGGTCTCCAAGTTTTGTAAAACATAATTTAAAAGTTTTTGAGGGTTCATATCCTCCATTTCACTTCTTATAAACCTGTGATTTGATATTGGGCACCTAATATATCCTCCATAATTGAAAGTATCCCACAAATTATCTATATACGCTTGTACCTTTTGAAAAAACGGAATATCCCTGTATTCTTTCCAAATCCCACCGTAAAGTTGTTTAAACGTGATCTCTTTCGCTCTGGCATAGTCCACGTTATACATTTGAGCGAAATGGCTGTGAATATCATCAGTGTCAAAAGTATACCCCAATAAATTGCTAAGAAGGGTAGGATGGTAAGCAGAAATATCCATTTCAATAAAAAAATCGTTACGGGGAACGAAACATTCTCTTTCTCCATTGTCTTTATTTAGAGTTGAAAAATTAATTCCTCCAAATGTATTTGAAGGACGTGTTGTTAATGTATTTAAATTGTATTGTGTGTATATAAATTCGTTTGCTTCTTTATCGAAACAATGTTCAAATTTAGCTTGATCTACTTTTATACCCGCTCGTTCTAGTTGATTAAACACAAGTGCTGCTTTATTGTAAAACGGGTTTATTTCTCTTTCTTTAAAGTTAGCAAAATTTTGTTCACATACCTCATAATGTTTTACAATTGGAACTATTACATTTAAATTTTGTCTGTCTGGGTATTTGTTGTAAATATGGTTATGGGCTGTTGTTAATTTAGGTATATACGTATATGGGGAGGGGGTGTATTGGTAGCAGTGTTTAAGAGCAAAATAATGTAAAAATTCTTTTCTATCTCTTACATAAATATATTTTATGCTATTTAATACTTCTAAACAATCCTCTATTGTTGAATTTATAGTTTCACTATGATTAATTGGAATAATATATCCTTTTGAGTTATCTTTTGGACGGATATATAAAGCACATATTTCGTTTTCAACAGGGTGTAAATTATGTGATGTAGGAATTACTTCAACATAAGCCACTTCATATTTAATACGACAAAGTGTTTCAATATTATTTTTATCTTCTATTAGCCAGTACATTAGGCTAAATATAAGAAATGATTTTTATGAGCCCAAATAATATTTTAAATAATCTTCTTTAAGGTATTTAGAAAAACCGTACCATTTATTTCTTTGCTCAAGTATAGCGATATTATTTTTATTAGCAGTATAAGTTTTTTCTTTATCACCTTGAATTTGCCATAATATAGATAATGGAGAATATAAATCCCATACTATTTTAGGATCTTGATATCTTAATAAATCAAAAGTTTCTTTACTAATTTCTATGTAAAGTAATTCATTAGTTTTTTTACAAAAATAACGGTTAAATACTCCTAAATCTTTATCTTTATCTGTAGGCAATGTAGGATTATATATTGGGAGGTATCTAGTAATATAGCTTTGGTTGTTTTGGGGATTATCAAAATATGTTTGAGTGTCAAAATTTGTGTAAGGTTGAGGGTAATATTTAGTTATATCTGATGCGTATATTATGGAGCTTGGGTCATCTACGGATGGAGGGAGTAGTGGGTCTATATTGTAGTCTTTTATTAATAATATGCTAGGACCATCTTGGGGGTTTTTGCCTGTGTATGCTTTACCAGAAGATACTTTATAATAATATCCTGTATATCCACTTTTATCAGTGTATAGAAGGTATTCTCCTCCTTCAGTGTAAAGATTTGTTTTTATTTTAGACTTAGGATAATACATATTACTCTTGGATTTTAAGTTCTTTATCAGGGGCTTTTAAATAGATAACATCCCAACATCCTCCTTTATAACCATAGACCCAAGAATCATGTGAAAAATCTGATTGCCATCTATTGTCCCCTTTATATATTTGGATATGTCCATATTTTTGGTATCCTTCAGAGTTAGCACTATGTTCCCAATAGGCCATAATATCTCCTATATTAGGAGTGAATGATTTAGATAATGCCTCAGCTTTTTCTTTAGTTAAATTTTTCCCAACATGGTAGCGAGTATAACCATACGTGTTTACAATATGATCATGTACTGCTTTAGTTTTAGCATCAGCTGGGTTACTTCCCCATTTTCCACCTTTAATGGTTATTGTTCCTATATCTGATATTTTTTTCTTATCATTGTTAGCTAAACTCCAATAGTTTTCTACTATATTTTTAACATATTTAGCACATTTACTTTTTGCTGTGCTTGGACTTAGTTTAGAGACAACTTTTTTCATTAACCTTTTAGCTTTGTCTTGATCTGTTACTGTATTTTTAGCTATTGTAGTTGCTGGAGCTGCGTATGGGGTGCCACAAGCTCCAATTGTTTCTCCATATCCTGAAGTGCCTGGCTTTGATTTAGTTGTTGGGGCTGCTATCACACCTGCACCTGCGCCAGCACCTGCACCAGCACCAGCGGCATCAGCGATAGCTTTATTTACTAACTGGTCCCAGAATGACCCAAAAGTAGATGCTACTGCAGCATCTGAATCCATTATAGATTTTAGCAGGTCATATTGAGGTTTATTTCTTAAAGTATTTGGGATAACAACAGTCTCAAGAGAAGTTTCCCAATCTTGATTTTGAATTTTATGTGTGACTCCTTTAATAATAAATCTTAATTTATCTGGGTAAGTTTTAGGTAAAAATCTAGTACTTACATTAACTTCATTGTATATTTTTATTCCCGATATACCATCCATGGTTAATCCTAAATTAAAAGGGATAAAACCTAATGTTGTAGATGCAAAGTTTGAATCTTTTTCTTGTGCTTTAGCATTAAGATATTTATAATATTCTGTTGCTATAGCGACATTAGTATCAATAGTATCATTTTGCAATTGGGCTGCATCAGGTGGGTTTGCGAATGATACATCTACATCGATATATTTGTATCCTAACATTGAAGTACCCCCATTATATATTTGTTTAAAGAATGCGGTTCTAGGTTCATTCTCATCAGCTTGGGCTGTACTTGTTGGTGGTTTGTATTTATCTGCAAATCTATCTTTTAATCCTTTATTAAATTTGGAGAACATAGTTGCTTCTGTTCCTTTTACATAACCACCAGCAGTTGCTCCAATAGTTACCATACTAGCATATTCTGGTGTGATTTCTGTTTTTAGGTCTATATTTCGAACAAAATTAGATGTATTTCCGTTATAACCATACATTTCTAATGTATATGAAGGAGGGTCTATATCTTCAGCATAAGAATCATCTATAATTCTTAACTCATTAGTTTCTTCATCCATGATTGGTTCAAGGTTATTTACTCCACCTAATGCCGCGTTTATGCTAGTGCATAAACTAGAGAGAAAGGCAAAAACAGATAAGTTTCCTTCTTCATCTAAATTACTAGAAATTGCACTTTGTATTGTAGGAAAACTTAGGTATATGTTCATAGTCCAAGCATATCCTTTATCTTCATTTTTCCATGAAACTAGTTGAGGAAACAGTTTATTGTCTCCCATTTCGCCATTAACTATACATACTCTAGGATCAAAAGATATTTGATTAGGGTAATATATCATCCTTGAAGACCACATTCCTGATTTTACTTTAAATATAGGAGTATCATCTTTATCGTTTTTAGGTAAACATTGTTCTTTTATAAAATCAAGAAGATGCCCAAATCTCATATAAAAACCATTATCTTTAACTGCTGAGTCGTCTTCTTCTACATAATTAAAATAACAAATATTTTTAGTTTCAGCTTTATTTCCTACTGTTAAATTATCTAAAGTAATAGTACCTACTATATTAATTTCATGCCAAAATAACCCACCCCATTCTCCTGTGTCATCTGAACCCCAAGTTACTTCTCCACTATCAAAGTATTCTTTGTATTTATTGTATAGTTCTGCTCTTCTTGTTAAATAATTGTCATAATTAAGAAAATGTTCTGCTATATCAATTTGTTGTTTAACTTGGCTTTTAGGTTTAATCCATACCCCAATAGGTTTTGTAGCCCCATCTATAGTATAATTTATATCGCCACCATACCAATATTTTGGATTATCATTCCAGTCTCTAGGATTATCAGCAATAAGATTTATTTTTTGGAGTAAAAGATAAGCTGATATAACGTTATCTTGGGGGCTAGTATCTTGGTTTGCTACGTCTACTGTTTCATCCGCTGTGTCCCCTGATTGTAAGTCTAAGCCTGCTAATGCTTGGATATCTTCTAAAAGTTTAATATTGGGTGTAAGATTAGACTTTAATGATTCTACAACATCACCTAAACTTATTATAGATAATTCTATATCATATGAACCATCTTGATTAAAAGACCAAGTAAAGTTTTTAACTTTACCTAATAATCCATCATAGTTTGCTGCTTTACTTTTTCTGAAGCCTCCAATTAATGGGAGAAATTTTAAATGGGTTTTATATTTAGTCCCAAAAAAACCATTATCCCATTCTACAAGTGAATACCCGTTATCAGTTAGTTTATAATCATTGTCAAGATATAAATTAGTTCCCCATTCTAAAAGTACAGTATACCCTAATCTAAGATATAAAATATTAACAATATCAAATTGTTCCCTATTATATGCTTTAATTTTAACAGTCGCTTCCTTGATAGAACCTCTATTTTTACATTTAATTTCCGCACTTACTATACCAGGCATTGGGGTTAATCCAAAATCTAAACTATATCCTGAGGTATCCGCTCCTACATTTGCTGTTATATTGTAAGTACCATCATAGTAGTCTGTTATGTTATTTTTATCTGTTGTGTTTCCTCGTTGGGTTAATTTTTGATCTTCTAAACGAGAAATTCCACCAAATAAAACATATTGTTTAGCTAATGTAGTACCATTTAACGCAGAACGAAATTTTTCTTCTGCTATCCTATCACTATCAATAGAAATTCCAGACGCTAATTTTATCCATGCTGTCTTAGAGTTAAGGTAAGTTAATTCATCAGCAGTTCTATTAGTTGTTATTCCAGAACCATGAACTTTTTGTCTGATGTTAATTTGTTTTTGTATGTAATCTTCAAATTGCTCTCCAACTATATTTGCCATAACATTTTATCTATTGTTTATTGAAAGTTGTTCATTTCTTATATTTAAATTAAGACTTTCATATTTTGATATAATAGATGATACTCTAAAAAATGCAGGTATTCTAATTTGAGACCCATATGAGGGAATCAATGAATCACACCCTAAAGAAGGATTAGCTATCGAAATTACCCACCATAAAGAAGGATCATTATAATATGTTAAAGCTAAAGTATCATACCTATCACCTCTTGTAGTATACACATAAGTATCTGTAAAATCAAGGGGTATTTCTGGGTATTTTACTTGTATGTATCTTCTAGGAGAATCTTGAATTATTGGTATGTTACTATATCTAGGCATAAGGTTGAATATAATTAAGCTGGGTTGCTTGGCCAAATAAAGTGGCCAAAACCTGCTGTATGGTTAAATATAGAAGATGGTCTAAAGTCATGTATTGGGATAAATTTAAATCCTGTTACTTTAATATAAAATGGTAATTGGATTCCTGATGCTAGTTCCCATGGAGAATCATCTATTATATCGTATGTAAGACTTGTTATAATCCCATATTGGTTAGATATATAATCTCCTACAGTTATTTTATGAATATTTCCGGCCATATACCCCTGCCCAGAATATGTAGGAGCTAAAGTTGAAGCTAATGTATCTAAAAGAGTATACATCCTTCCTAAATTTCCAGCACTATCTGCTACAACGGTAAAACCTAAAGACATATCTCTATCAAATGAATTATATTTCCAGAATTTTTCCCCTCTACCCATATATGTTTGACTTTTCCAATCAGCACTATATGAATCATTTAAACTATCAATATATGCTCTAAATCGCATAGTTCTTGTATCACTTGGAGAAGTAGGATTTAAGACTTCAATTTTGAAATCAATTAAATCTACCCCACTATCCATAGATGTTGAGGTTCTTTTTTCTGCCGAGTTATCGTAGTATATTCTATCTACTGTTTTTCCAGTATAATCTGATTCACCTGTAATATAATCATATGCTTTAGATCCTGAAGGGTCAAAGAACCCTCGTCTATCTCTATTTACTAATCTAAAATCAGCTGCTATTCCTCGCCCTCCAACTCTATTAGGGTTATGTTGGGTTACATAGTTTCCTGGGGATGTAGGATCTTCATATATCCCTGAATTTTTATTTAGGTTGGCTAAGTATCCTACTGAGATAGGGTTATTAATCAATGTTGCTTTATCTATATCTTCTCTAAACTCATTGTTAATAATTTTAGGATCTACAATTAAAGTATTTCTAGAGGAATATTTTGCAATAAATTTACCTGAATTTGACCCTACTTCTCTATTAGTATTTGATGTTGGGGCCCACACATTAGCATTTCCTGAAATGCCTCCTGTATCAAAAGCTGAATCTGATAGTAATTCTCTACCATATTCTTTAAGTTTTTCTTGGATTACAGATCGATATGTAGTGTCAGTTGCTTCTGTAAAGTGGTTTTGTTTTCCTATAGAATAGCCTCCTTCACCTGTTAACTCTAAGTCTGTTGGATTATATTTACTTAAAGTATAGTTAGGTAAATGAGGTCCAAAGAATCTTACTTCCCCATCTACAGAAATAAATTGACCTTCTAAATTTAAGTAATTTTTATTTCCGCTTAATCCTTGAAAGTTACTAGCTCCTAATAAATACCTGTAATTAACTTTATCCGAATATGATAATGGTTTTCGTGTAGCTGTTAAACCAGCAACATATAATTCAGACCGATCAGTAGGAGAATTTTTTATTCCTGTAAGATAATTATTGTAAACTCCTTGATAAAATTCATCTGAGTCTCCAGT